CGCGTTATCCAACGCACTCAACAACCAACTTAAAAACACAATCAACGACTGGGAGAAAGACGATATGCAAACCACACAAACAAACACAAACACGAAACACACAGGCAAACGATTCTTTGATGTCACAAACAATGTGACACGCGCAACCTTTGACTATGTGAAGAAGCACCCCAACCTCACCTCGGCTGAGATATGCGCTGACATGGAGAAGCTAGGGTACAAGGAAAGCTCGGTGTCGTCCCTCGTTGCACAGTTCGCCAAGCAGGGGCTTGCTGAGCGTGACGACCGAGGCCGATACCTTATCATCGTGCCTGAGTACCGCCCACTCAAAGCCAAGAAGAAAACACTCAAGATCGTACCCAAGCCTGTGGACACAGCACCCAAGCGCAAGTACGAAAAGAAAGCGCAAGGCATTGCCGCGCTACAGTCTGATACTGCTGACAGCGCCTCTCTTGTGATGCCCATATCCAAACGCTTCGTGTCCCTTGTACGCACGAAGACACCCGAGGACATTCTCAAAGACATGACTGTGTTCCAAGCGCGTGAGTTGTACGACTACTTAAAGAAAATGTTTGGAGGTTAAGATGGATGAAGACGAACCAGTCAACGAGTACCGCATCAAAGTCACAGTTAGAAATAACCTGATCTTGAATGCGATCGAAGACGCGGGGTACAAAAGTTTGGCGGGGTTTTGCCGAGCTTCTGGCATGTCTCAAACTGCTTTGGGGCAGTTGATTTCCATGCGTCAGCCCCCGCTTAACCTCGACGGAGAGTTCAGTCTGCTTGCTAAGAAGCTCATGGAGGAGTTGTGCGCACTGCCTACCGATCTGTGGACATCCGAGCAACTGACGCTGAGACTCAAACGCAACAGTGCTGAGCGAGATGTGAGTGCTGAGGGCATGAGAGCAGCCCTTGGTATGCACGCTGAGGAACTGCTTGAGTTGATGAAGCCTGTCGATCCTGATGAAGCCGTACTCAAGCATGAGATGGTGAATGTTGTGGGAGAGCAACTTGATAGCCTAACTCCACGCGAATCCAAAGTTCTGCGTATGCGTTACGGCATAGGTTGTGAGGAGCATACACTTGATGAGGTTGGTGTAATGTTTGACGTGACGCGAGAGCGTATTCGGCAGATTGAAGCTAAAGCTTTGCGTAAACTTAAGAAACCTGAGAGGGCGCGTCAGTTGCGTGAGTTGATGCCGGACTTCAATGGCCATCCGCGTGAAGAAAAGAAAAAGCAACAACCGCCTTTGTGTAACACTGAGGGTCACTTGTTTTACATGAACCCCAATGAAGTAATTGTGTGCGCCTACTGCGGCATCGGGGAAGAACGGTACAAAAGACATCTAGAGCTTATGCAACTGATAAAGAAAGAAACAACATGAAAGACATACACATCACAATGTACACAAAGAGCAACTGCCCCAACTGCGTGACAGCCAAGCTCATACTGGATGCCGCAGGGCTGAAGTACGCTGACGTTGACATCGAGGTCGGTGACCGCTTGGGCAACTTGCTCAAAGAGTTTCCTGATGCGCGTCAGATGCCGCAAATCTTTATCAATGACCAACGTGTGGGCGGCTTGGCTGGCCTACAGAAAGCGCTTGGACAACTGGGGGTATTGGTATGAAGGTACTCAACCCATGGGAAGAACTTGCCCAAGTACAACGGCCGAGCATCTTCATGAAAGACCCGTACTTCCGTGCGAAGAACCCGAGCAACCAGATCAAGAAAGAGGAAGACCTCGGCTACAAACAGTTCGGCACGTTCACACGTGCCAAGGAAAGGCAACCAAACAAACATGAAGGAGTTTTAGAACATGCCAAGGCCAAAGCCCCCCGCCCCCCTAAAGGCACGATACGTACGTTTGTCGGACGAGGAGTGGGAAAAGTTCAGGGAGATGGGGGGAGCTGAGTGGCTACGCAAAGCCATGGGCACACGCCCACGCAATTACTACGAGGTGTTTCAGCGCGAGTACAACGCGGCTGACATACGCTTTTTGAAACGGAAACTGGAGGAACGAAATGACTGAAGGTGTAAAAGGAACCACAACGATGGTGCAGATGGACTTGTTCACAGGCATGTCTGTACCACCCCCCATCATGAGCGCAGTAGGCACGGCAAACTCTACGCAAGTTGCGGGGACACACTACAAGACCAAGGCGATACAACCTTGGGACTACATCGTAGGCAACAACCTTGGCTACCTTGAAGGCAACATCGTGAAGTACGTGTCACGCTGGAAGGACAAGGGCGGGGTCGATGACCTGAAGAAAGCCCAGCACTACTTAACCAAACTTATTGAAACACAGGGGAAATAACATGATTGAAATGATCGACGATGGCACAGAGCCAAACTACGTGAGCCTTTATGATGGCGCTACGCTTGAGCAGGCTGGCCATATCTGGAACAGCGTTATCAAGAGCGATGGCGGTCACTGCCCTGTCTGTGATCGTTGGGGTAAACTGTATAGACGTGGGATTACTGCGGCCATGGCACGGCAGTTGATCTGGTTGTGCCTACAGAATCCGCGTGAGGATGGTTGGATCGACGTACAACGCACCGCACCGGACTGGATGCTACGCTCGCCTCAACTGGGGACGTTGCGTCATTGGTACATGGTGGAACCCGCGCCTGTGAGTGGGGTCAAGAGCCGCACGGCAGGGCTTTGGAGACCAACGCCTGTCGGCCTTGCGTTTGCGTACAAGCAACTGGATGCGCCTAAGTACAAGTACATCTACAACGACACTGTGTATGACAGCGAAGGCCCCAACGTCAACATCGAGGATTGCGTTGGCGAACACTTCAACTACGACGAACTTATGAAAGCAAATTTTTATGGCGACTACACCGGAATCGAAAGTGAAGAAGGCAGTGAGGACGCTGCTTGATGACCTTGGCATCTACCACTTCATGCCCCCCGCTAATGGTTTTGGCCGAGCGGGTATACCTGACATCGTTGGCTGCATGGACGGACACTTCATCGCCATCGAGTGCAAGGCCGGCAAAGGCACAACCACCGCTCTTCAAGACAGGGAACTCAACGCCATCCTCCAGCACGGGGGAACAACGTTTGTTGCAAGAGAAGACAACATGCTTGAGCTAAAACTACTACTGAGAGGTAAACAAAATGAGTTACATCGACCGTGACTTCTCAATGACAGAGGAAGAACTCGAACGCAGGGTCGAGGCCATGTCAGATGAGGAGCAACACCACTTCAGGCTACTGATCCACAAGTTGGTGATGTGCTATGGCGATGGCAACGCGCAAGGCGTGGTCATCATTGGTCGCGCTGAAGACGCGATGGCAGGAGTCGTTACCCTAAACTGTAACGAGATGGAGGCGTCGCAGCTCATGCTGGCGGCAAACGATTTTTTCGGCTTTTTAAACCTGTTGGACGCGCCGCCAAAAGAAGAATTTAATTAAGGAGAAAGCATGACTGATTCAGTACCAGAACAACTGGCAAAGTATGTAGCGGCGCTTGTGCAAGGCACACATGAAATCACTGGCGTGACCATCAAACCTAAACGTACATGGGTTGGGCTGACAAATGAGGAACAGCAAGAGGTGTACGACGCATGGGTACAAAAAGATGATGGGTGGGGTAGCTTCTACGCCCTGATTGAAGCCAAGCTGAAAGAAAAAAATGCTAGTACGTAAAGTCAGAGGCCAAGACAAGGTTGGCACAGTCCGGTTGTCCGCATCGGAAGTGGAACTGACCCGCAAGATGGGCATACCCATCGAGTTCTACGTGGCACAGCAGTTGGTGTTCATCGCCAAGAAGCGCGGATGGAAATGGTATTTAAAACAAAAGGAGAAGCATGAGCGCACCATATAAACAGATCATCACGATTGATTTTGAAACAAAATGGAATACCAAAGACGGATATACATTATCGAAATTAACTACTGAGGAATACATACGTGACCCAAGATTCAAAGCCTTTGGAGCCTGCATCCATGAGTACGGAACAGACAAGCCAACCCAGTGGTACAGAGGGGATGAGCTTAAAAGTATTCTGGACAGCTACGATCCTGCTACTACTGCTGTTCTGGCTCACAACGCTCAGTTCGATATATCTATTCTGGAATGGGTATATGACTGGCATCCATGTTTTATTTTTGATTCTCTGTCCATGGCTCGCGCTCTTCGCGGTGTTGAGGTGGGCAACTCGTTGATGAAGTTGGCCGAGGCTTTCGGCCTGCCCCCAAAGGGCAACGCGGTGTACAACACCAACGGCTACGACAGCTTGACCCCAGAGATGGAGAAAGAGTTGGCCGACTACTGCGCACACGATGTGTACTTGTGTGAGGAAATCTTCAAGCGCTTGGTCAAGGGCTACCCCGCCAAGGAACTCAGGCTCATCGACATGACCCTCAAGATGTACACACGCCCAGTGTTGCAGCTTGACGCCCTCATGCTACAGAACGCAATCGAAAAGGAGAGAGAAGATCGTGAAACACTACTACAGAGGCTCGGCGTGGAGGAAGCTGCGCTTGCGTCGAATCCGAAGTTTGCGGACGCCCTCATTGCGCTGGGCATCCAACCCCCAACTAAAGTCTCTAAGACCACAGGCAAAGAGGCGCTTGCTCTTGCAAAGAACGATGCGCTTTTTCAAACTCTCCTCAATGGTGAACGCGAGGACGTTGCCCTCCTTTGTCAAGCGCGCCTTCGGGTTAAGTCCACAACCGAGCGCACCCGTGCACAGCGATTCCTCGACATCAGTCAGCGCGGTGCGCTTCCTGTCCCCCTCTCGTACTATGGTGCCCAGACGGGGCGATGGACAGCGGCCAAAGGCTCGGCCATCAACATGCAAAACCTCAAGCGAGGTTCGTTCCTACGCAAAGCAATCATGGCACCCGAAGGCTACCAACTCGTCGTCGGGGATCTCTCGCAGATTGAACCGCGAGTTCTCGCGTGGCTTTCAGATTACCAAGATATGCTTACGATCTTCAGGGCTGGTGGTGACCCTTACGCCGCGTTTGGTGCACAGATGTTCAACATACCCGGACTCAGTAAGGAGACTCACCCTGATCTTCGGCAGTCTGCGAAGAGCGCGCTCCTTGGCTGCGGTTACGGGCTTGGCTGGGCTGCTTTTGCCTCACAGCTACTTGTCGGGTTCCTCGGTGCACCGCCCGTTCGTTATGAGAAAGACTTTGCTAAGAAGCTGGGCGTTGATGGCAAGTACATCGACAAGTTCCTTGAGTGGGATGACAACTACAACAAGATGATGGAGATACCGCACACGTGTAGCGATCAGGAGTTGCTGATTCACTGCGTGGCGGCCAAGAAGATCATCGACAAGTACAGGGCTACAGCGCATCCCGTTGTGAGCTTCTGGGACATGTGCTCTGGCCTGATACAAACATCACTTGCAGACGGCAAAGAGTTCGGGTAT